ACATTATAGACCATTTTTAGTTAAAGAAGAAAAACTTTTAGTTCTTGCCTTAGAAAGTGAGGATACAAAAGAAATAACAACTGCAATTAAAAATGTAATTAAATCTTGTATCAAAACAAGAGGAATTAAAGTAGAGAATCTTCCTACTTTTGATATTGAATTTTTGTTTCTTAATATTCGTGGTAAGTCGGTAGGAGAAGATATTGAGGTTAATCTTATTTGTCCTGATGATGGTAAGACACAGGTTCCTGTGACTATTAATATTGATGATGTTAAAATTCAAAGAACTGAAGGACACACTAATAAGATTAAATTAGATGATAAATTGATCATGGAGATGAAGTATCCATCTCTTGCTGAGTTTATTAAAAATAACTTTGATTTTAAAGAAGATAATGTGATGAATCAATCGTTTGATTTGATTGCTTCTTGTATTGATAAAATTTATAATGAGGAAGAAGTATGGGCAGCCGCAGATTGTACTAAGAAGGAAATTAGTGCTTTCTTAGAATCAATGAATTCAGCTCAATTTAAAGAGATTGAAAAGTTCTTTGATACGATGCCTAAACTTTCTCATAAAGTGAAGATTACTAATCCTAATACGAAAGTAGAAACTGAAGTTGTAATGGAGGGTTTATCCAGTTTTTTCGGTTAGCTCTAGTCCATATGGATCTAGAGAATTATTATAAACTGAATTTTTCTTTGATTCAGTATCATAAATATTCATTAACGGAGATTGAAAACTTGATCCCTTGGGAAAGAGACATTTATGTTGGACTACTTAAAGCCCATCTTGAAGAAGAGAAACTAAAACAACAGCAGCAAGCATCATCTTAATGGCAGTAGCAGCTAAACCAGAAATTTCAAAAATTCTACTGGATCTTGGAATAGAACCAGTAGATGTTTATGCTGTTGATAATGCAGAAAAAACTTACATGTCTGCAGTGAGGGAAGGTATTGTTACGATTGAAGCTGCTACAAAAGGAAAGGGGGATCCAAGATCTGAAATATTAAGAGAGGAGTTTCAAAGATTAAGAGAAAATAAGAAAAAGAGAGTAAGAGCTGATAAATTATTCGCTAAGACAACAATAGTACCAGTAAATAAGATAAAACCTCAAGCCTTATTACCTGGTTCTGCGGATTCTACAGATAAAAAAACAGGAGGATTTGCTGCACTTACTAATGCAGTAAATGGTATAATTAATATTCTTAAATTGGGAAATAAGCAAGATAAAAAAGAATTTGAAGTAGATAATAAAGAAAAACAGAAAGAGAGGAGAGAGAAGAGAGAGAAAGCATTGGAAGCAGGAGCAGGAGCATTAAAAGCAACTGCAACTATGGGTAAAAAAATAGTATCTACTTTGATTTCTCCTTTTAGGAAAATTTGGGATGCAATAACTAATTTTTTAAAGGTGGTTGTTGCAGGGTTTTTATTTAATAAAATTTTTAATTGGTTTTTAGATCCAGAAAATAAAAGAAAAGTAGAATCTCTTGGAAGATTTTTAAAAGATTATTGGCCTGCACTTGCTACATTTGGAGCACTATTCCTTACTCCTTTAGGAGGAATAATTAAGGGTTTACTTACGTTTGTAGGATGGGCAGTTCCTTGGTTAGCAAAACTTATTCTTAAAAATCCTCTTTTGGCAGCAGGAGTTATTGTTGGTGGATTTACCATTGATAAGATACTGAAAAGAATGGAGGATGATCAAGATGCCATAACTCAGGAATTTGAACAAAGAAGAAACGCAGGAGAATCTATCACTAGAGAGGAGGTGCAAGATGAGTACTTTAAAAATAATAGAGATGTAATGAGTCTAATCTCCGAGAAATTTACTAATAATATGGTAAATCCTCTAGGTAGATTGTTTGAAGAGGGTGGATATGTACAAGGCCCTTCTCATAAGAAAGGTGGAGTTGATATTAATGTTGAAGGTGGTGAGTATATTGTTAATAAGAAAAGAACAGGTATCTTAAAACCTATTCTTGATTGGTTAAATTTTGGAGACTTATCCCATCCTCCTATTAAAACTACTCCGATGGGTTTTCCATCTGTTGGAGATAAAAGAATTATAGATTTACTTACAAACTTTTTGAAAGAATCGATGGAGCAATCACGCTCCATACCCAAGAAATCTCCAGTCACACCAAAAGGAGTAAGGAGATCACCTTCAAATATTGCTATGGGTTCGATGAAGATGCCAAAGTTACCTTCTAGAGTATCTCCTCCTCCCCCTCCTAGTTCTTCTGGGAATGTAACAATTGTTAATGAGAGAGAAGTTTTACCTCCGATCACCCAACAAGCAACCCGACAAGGAAATGGTGGAAAGACTCTTCCTACCTTCACTATAGCAACTTCTTCTAGTCAGAGACAATATAATCTCGCTGCAATGGAGCTTGGTTGATGACTATAAAATCCCAAAAACTTCTTCCTTCTGCTGAAATAAGAACTTCTAAGCAGACTATTTCTACTTCATTGTTGCGTGATTTAAAACCAGAGAAACCAATTGAGATTGGTAAAGTATCCAAGAAAGATTCTCTTGCAGAAAAATTTGGAGTAATATTTAAGTTTTTAAATAAGGAATATAAACGGGATAGGATGTCTTGGTTTAGAGAAAGAAAAAGAAAGCAAGAAGAAAGAAGAAAGAAAAGAGAGGAGGAGTTAGAAAAAAATAAAGGAAAATCTAAAATTGGAAAAGGAATTTCTGCCGTTCTTCCTCTTAAAAATATCTTTGATAATATTAGTAATTTTCTTTTATTTTTAGCAGGAGGATTTTTACTTAACAAGATTTTAGATATTCTTCCTCAACTAATGGAGATAGGTAAGATTTTAAAACCTATAACCATTGGGATTTATAATTTTGGAAAATTCATGTTTGGAACTGTAATAGGATTCATTGATGCAGGTTATGCCATACATGATGACTTAAGAAGTAAGGTTGAAGAATTGGGAGGAAAGGATGCAGTTGACAAGTTTGATAAATTTGCAGGATTATTCAAAAAAGTGATTAATGGAGCCATTATTCTTGCAATGCTTTCTACTTTACTACCTAAAAAACGAAGGGGTAAGGTAGACTGTAAACCCTGTCAACCTTGTATATGTAGAGAACCTCAAACAGTACCTGTAAGAGTTTTTGAACCAGTTCGTATTAGATCAATTAGTGGTGCTACTGCAGGGGGTTATAATTTCAATTGGGGTGAGATCTTTCAGAGACTAAGAGATCCAATACGGAATCTAGTGAGAGGAGGACAACGTGGAGGAGTAATTGTAAATCCAGGTGATCTAAAAGAAGAAGATTCGCAAGTAGGAGGATTAGTAACCGCTATTGAAACTGAAACAGTCACTGAAGCAGTCGGGGGTGCTTATGCTACTTATAGTTTAGAACAGGCACTTGATGCATATGCTCTGACTCAATTAAAAACTACGGAGTTACTACGATCTAGAGGTAGTATACTTACTGATACTTCCATGTCTGGGTTAAATGCATCTAGATTATATGG